GCCATTGTCAAACAAAGTTCAATCAACTTCATCTTGTCTTCTAAGCGATCAACAATCTCAACATCCATGATGTTGTATTCAATGAAAGATTGGAAGTCTTTTTGATACCACTCACTGAATGTGTCAAATGGATTACCATCTTTATTTTCACCAAGTTCAACAAATGCAATATGATCAAGTCGATATGATTCTTGGTTGGTATATGTAAACTTACGATATAGATCAAAATAATCTAGGTGAGCGATACCCTGTATCTCATACACTTGGTGCTTTCTGCCCATCTGAAATACTTCGCGAGACATTACATTTCTCCAAGGAGATAGTCTCTTTATTTCATCTTCACCACAAAGTTTGGAAATACGATTACACAAGTAAGGAATATCAAAAAATTCTGTATTCCAACCTGTGATAATGTCAGGCTGATGCCTTTCCCAAAAAACAAGAAACTCTTGGATAAGATGAAGTTCACTTTCACACTCGACATAAGTTACATCCTCGCGAGTGTTCTCAAACTTACCAACACCCCAGACAACAAACTTTTTGTTTTGGTGGTTCTTTACTGTGATTGATAATAATGGCTCTTCTGCTTTTTCTGGACTTGGAAATCCATTCTCACAAGCAACCTCAATATCAATAGTAACAACTAGGATATTATCAATATCCCAATTTACAGTTTTAGGATACTGATCAGCAAGATAGCAATAGTGAAATTGATTATTGCCATAAACTAAATTAGATTGATTTTTATATTGCTCAACCCAAGCTTTAGCTTCCTTGATCGTATTGTGTTTGATAGGTGTTACATACTTACCATCAAGAGTTTTCCACTCTGTAGGTTGTGCAACAGGTGCGTAAAGTGTTGGCGAATACTTAACCCTTCGATTAATACGTTCGCCATTCACTACTTCTCTAAGTAATAGAGAATTGCCCCACTGGACAATGTTTGTATAAAAGTTCATAATATAAATATATCACAGTTCTGGTTAGATGTCAAGTATTTTATTCATTATCCTCTACATTAAAATTAATACTAAATTGTGCACCATCATCTTCTTGTAGCAACTCTTTAGCTTGTGCAGGAGTTAACACCGCAAAATGTTTATTAAGCATTTCTATACGATCTTCTGCCATAGCCATCTTATCAAGTTCTTCTTGAATAGCTTCAACAATATCGCTATGTTCACCAATACCAACACTCTGATTCATATAAACCATAATATTTGTTTTGGCTCTTTCTAGTTCACCTTCGGCATGCATTCTTGCTGCCTTCACTAATTGTGTACTCATATTCATTTAATTTTTTCCTCTATATTTACCACTACTGCAGTATTCCACTTTTCAGCTTCTACTTTTGCTTCTTTTTCTGTATTAAAAACTCTTGGGTTTCCATTTGTACGCCATGAACCACCATCTGTTTTACAAATATATTCATAACCTTCCATTGGAAATGGTTCAAACATCACTGCGTATTTCATTATATATCCTTCTTCGTTGTCACTAAAAACTTTCTTTGTGGATTTATCATCACATTAAGTTTATTCATTACAAATCTATTTAATAATACATCTGTACCCATTTTAGTTCTGTCATCTAATCCAAACATAAACTCATGTGTAGAACCAAAAAAAGTTAAATTTAATTTTACAACATATCTTTCATCAACTCCAGCACCTGTTTGGGCTTCATATTCTTTTATTAGATTAGTAGTAATAGTTTTTCCACTATTGGTGAATGTTACTTTGTTACCGTTTACTTTAATATTTTCAGCATGCAACACCGACAAAACAGAATTACCTGTATCAAACTTTGCAACTCTTTCTCCAAAAGGTTCTATCTCAACAATCTCATTATATCCACATTGGTCAGGTACAGAGTATCTTACATCTGGATTTAAAAAGTGTGTTAGAACTTCTTTAGAGATATTTTTATTAGTTGCCTCTTCAATACCATCTGTGCCTGGCGAACTATTTACTTCTAGTATGTATGGTGGTTTCTTTTCTCTATTTTTTGCTGGAATAAAATCAACCGCAGTAAAGATGCCATCTACAGCTTTGGCTGCTAGTAAGCATTGTTCCTCTTCCATAGAAGTTAATTCATATGCAGAAACATTTCCACCCTGAGAATAATTTGATCTAAAATCACCTTCAACTACATTTCTTTTCATAGTTGCAATGACACGATCACCTAATACAATAACACGAATATCACCATCAGTTTTAATGTATTCTTGAATTAGTAAATCACTATCTTCATCAGTCTTATAAACCAATTGCACGATAGCATCCAAAGACTTTTTAGATTCAATAAACAATACACCAACACCCTTAGAGCCTCTTAGTGTTTTCATAATAATTGGAAACTTAGTATCTAAGGCTTCAAGAGAATCATCTATCATATCTTTATTTGGTATTAAAATTGTTTTTGGTTGTGTCAACCCATATTCTTTTAATCTAACATAGTTACGATATTTGTCTGCACAAATATTAATAGTAATTCTACTATTAACACAACAATAGCCTAGTCTTTCAAACTCAGATATTAAATCTAAGTGACTATCTTTTGATGGTGTACCACGAACAAAAATAATTGTGTTAGAAGAATTTGTTTGAAAACCTTTGTCATCATTCATTTTATGAATAAAATGATTACCATCAGCATACCTTAAAGTAGCACCATCAAATTGCACAATAGTATTTTGCAATCCAAGCTTGGTTGCTTCCTTTGAAAGTTTTTTTGCTGTAATTGATTTATCACCATGTTCAACAGTGAGAATTACAACTCTATACTTTTCATCTTTCGACTCAGTTATGAATGACTTGAAAGCTTCCAAACTAACCCTCTCTTTTTTTACCTATGTTATATTTAGTTTCAAGAATCCACTCACTTTTTTCTTTGAATGAAATTATTTTAATTTGACTAAGTGGAGCTATCGGTTCAGTTTTACCTGTTATCTCGACTAAACCCCAATCAGCTAATAGAGTAGAAATCCTATTTCGTCTAGCGATATCATTTTCTGATAAGTTAGTATTTTTACCATCTAGCGCAAATAATTCTTTAAAATGCACAATAAAGTATTTACCCTGCTTATGTAATATATGACAGGATTGATATAGTTTCTTTTCTTTTCTTGATGCAACTCCGATACGAGAGAGTGTTTCTCGTATCTTTAAAAAATCGTCTGGTTCTTTCAGAACAACTTCAAGCATATGGTCTTGTGTCCAATTAATGTTTTCCATTTTTACCACCTTTATTCAAGCTATTTTTGATAGCCTTTATCTGATCATCATCAAGTACATTAAGGGCAGACTTTGCCTTTTCATTTGAGTATCCAAAATACTCTTTAACATACTCTAGATTTGTTACTTTGTTCGCCTTCATCCACGGTGTAAACCTTTTCCGTGATCTGATACTATTTAGGAAAAAGTCAAATTGTAACTTATGATCTAAATGAGAGTTAACATTCATCTCATTTACAAGCATGATGGTATCTGGAAATGGTGCCAGACATTTGTTTACGATGAAAGGTGGATATTTCTTTTCCCACATTTCATCGTCTGTGTCCATGAGGTTCTTCTTTTCATGGTTGATTGCATTTAAGTAGTCTTTGAGTTCATAGGTCATTTGAACTTCGCTTGACCCATAATCTCAGTCATACAAGCCAAAAGATTAATCTCTTGATCTGCAACAAATGCTGACTTATATGAATAGTCTGCAATTATAACTACAACATGAGGGATAGTAGAACCATCAACACAATCGTACAAATTATCGTACAAGCGTCGAAAAATGCGTACAGGATCGTTATCAAGATTTTGTACAATCCATTTACGAACATTTGTAAACTCTTTTTGTTTTAAAGAATGCATTAGTTCATTTATATTTGAGTCAGATATATTTACCAAGATACCAGCATCTATAATACCAGATGCAGCATACCTTTGAAGTTCATTCAACACTCTACGCCAGTCTGGAAAGAACTTATTTAGAAGTTCAGCAACAGCCTTTGGATCAAACTTAACATCTTCTTTAGTAAGAACAGTTTGAACTCTTGCAAAAAACTCTTGTGCAAGTTTAGGTTTCTGATCTTTTGGGATGATAAAATCTACAACACTACAACGAGAATGTAGTGGTGGTATCAATCTGTTTTTGTAATTACAAGTTAGAATAAATCCACAATTCTTATGGAACTCTTCCATGAAACCACGCAAAGCTGGTTGAGTAGATTGAGCATTTAGATAATCTGCCTCATCTAAGATAATGTATTTACGCCCACCTTCAAGTGAAACTGTGGATGCAAAGTTTTTAATTTTAGTTCGTAACACATCAATACCAGATTCCTCAGAACCATTTATCATCATATACGTTGCACCTATTTCCTCAAGCATGGCTTTGGCGACAGTAGTTTTACCTACGCCTGGGCCACCAGACAAAATTAAGTTTGGTATATGTTTGTCATTGACAAATTCAGTAAATGTTTTCTTTAGATCATCTGGTAAGATGCAGTCACGAATAGTAGACGGGCGGTATTTCTCCACCCACAAAAAAGTTTCCATAATATAAATTTCCTAAATTAAACTTTGTAAGTTGATTCGGGCTCAAGTGCTATCCAGTATTCTACTGGAGAACTTTTATTTGTGTAGTGACTAATATTCTTAGATGAAATCTCTACATCATAAGTACCATCAAGCAGTTTCATGTTTTCTACTTTGAAGAAGAAGTTAAACTCACCTTCACCATCAGTAGCAACATCAAGAGAATAGTTGTTTGCAGTATCGTTCTTCTTATCTTTTACAGTAAGAGAACTACCACTACCATTCTTTTCCAGAACCATGTCTGGAGCACCAATCACACCAGCAGCCCGTTTCAATTTAGATAAATCTTCGTTACTCATTGTAAAAGTAACTTCTTGAGATGGCATAGTAATCATTTTACTAGGACTTGTAACAACTGATGGATCAGAATAGAAATACTTCAGAGAGTTTGAAGTATTATTTTCCTCAGTAATCATAACATGATTTTCTGAAAAGTCTAATACAGGACTTGTAAATAAAGACATAGATGCAAGAAATTCATTCAAGTCATAGATTGCCACTTCTTGTGGAAATGTCTCCTCTACATCTGCCTTAGCAACAATGTTCTTCATTGCAGACATTGTTGTGATTGTGTTGCCTTCTTTAATCACTAGATTTTGATTAATTGTTGCAAAGTTCTTCAATACAGAAGTTGTGTTATTACTTAGTTTCATTATTTAATTTCTCCAATTTGTTTGTGTATAATGCTATTATACCATAATGTATCACTTTTAGCAAGTCTTTTCTGTCCTTGCCGTTCTTTTTTCCATATCGTTGTGCATACTTTAATATGTTACCGATACAAAACCCTTCACCATGACCACCATCAATAATAAATTCAGTTGCCTGAAACTTATTTTGACTGTAATGGGCGTCATAAGTATTATCAATATAAGTCTTTAGTTCTAGTAAAGCCTTATCTTCATTATATTTGTAGTCTATAGATTTTTTCAATTTTACCTCATTGATTCAATATGTTTATTTTTATCTTCTTCTGATGTATTCTCAAAAATTGTATTATCAAAAATATTCATATTAGCAGAAAAAGTCCTACGTTCTCCCTCTCCGTAGAAAGGCATAACAGAATGTCTCAACCAATTTGGAAATATTAACATAGTTCCAACTTCTGGTTTTACATATTCTTCAGTAATAGGTTTGAACCTACTTACATCTTGATTGTCTCCATCACCCCAAGTAAAGTATGTAAATCCATCAACAACACCACTTGACTGATTTAATAAAAGACCTTCTTCAGATGGGTCTGGAGCATTTTTAATTTGTTCTGGAACTTTAAGATATAGAATTGCAGAAAGACCAGCTTGTGTTTTTACACCATGACTATGTAATGGATTGTAATCACCAGCATAACTGTTTACTACCCATGCACTAAATGCATCAGCAGTTACATCTCTGTCATAACCTTTTTTTACAAAAGACATACCAGCTCTATCTAGTTGTTGTTTAACTAATTTACCAACTTCATCATTTAAATCAAATTTAAGTTGTGCTGATTTATCATTCTGTTTAATTTGACCAACTAAACCACCACTTGCATCTTCTCCATCTGGTACTATACTTTCATCAATATGTGAATTGATTTCTTCAATTACTGCTGATGGGAGTTCCACTCTTAACATATGTAATGCCATTTTAGTTTTCAATGATGCTCTGATTTGATTTTCATCACCAACTTGGGCAGTAAATTCTTCTGAACCTTCTGGGTCTGAAGATACTATATTATCTGATTCATCATATGTAACAAATTTTCTAATTAGAGGATCATCTGGAGAAGTTTGTTCTGTAATAATTTCACTTCTAACTGGTGGGCCTGGATTATCTTTAGTATATGTTATTTTTGTTTCAGCATTAGTAACTTTAGTTTCTGTTCCATCTTTTTCTACATTTCTAACAAGTACCTCGTTTGGTGTTGAAATAGATTGTGCATTATTTACAGTAGCAATTGCACCATCTTTTAGACCATTAGGTGGTAGGTCAAATATTTTGATTCCCATAATATAATTCTCCTATTAATTAATTTGATAACGTATTATGACATGAAAGTGGAGTTTTGTCAACCCCACTTTCACTTTTATTTTATTTTATTGTGATGAGTTTTGGTTTCTTTTCCTCTGGAACTATCTGCTCCAAAGTAATAGTCAAAAGTCCATTCTCAAGCTTTGCATCATTGACAACAATGTCATCTGCAAGTGTAAACTTTCGATTAAACTTCCTATAAGAAATTCCTCTATGTATAGTCCATTCATCATTTGTCTCCGAGTCAGTTTCTTTTACTGAACGAATTGCAAGTACACCTTGTGCAACTTCAATTTCAATATCCTCTTTACTGAATCCAGCAAGAGCCATTTCAATCTCATAGGTAAAGTCTTTTACCTTTTGAATATTGTATGGTGGGAAATTGGTAGAGGTTTGTTGATGAGTTATGTAATCGTTTAGACGATTAAACTGTCTGTCAAACCCTACGGCATATGGTGTTAGTTGATTAAAGTTGTCGAATAGACTTAGTTTAGTTCTTACCATTTTGTTTCTCCTTTAAAAGCAAGATATATTTTAGTTGACCACCAGAGCCCCCATAAACTTTATGAGATTTTAGTTTCTGAAATGGTCATAGACAACCCTTAATGGCATTGTCTCTATTATATATAAGGATTGTAACCATAGATTACAACCCCTTTACATAATTTTTTTTAAACGAACCTAGAAATTAGGTTCTTCTAATGGATTTTGTTTTACAGTTGGAATATCTGTAACTTCTTCTAATGGATTTACACCAGCATCAATCTTGGTGTATAAGTCCATGAAAGACTCTTTAGTGTCATCATCAAATCTTGCAACACACATCTGAATAGACTTC